CTTATGGGGTGTCTGAGACGTGCAGCGATGCACACTCACTAAAACATATGGAGGTGTAAGATGGACACTGGGATACGATTCCGTGAGAGACCCGTAACCACTGAACGTTCCTTTTATGGGGACGAACAGGGTAAGAAGCCGACCAATGATACTATTCTCGGTCAATTAAAGACTTGGAATAGTTCTGGCCAACTTCTCAGTACCATCGATAAACGATGGTCAGGGAGTCTCAAGGACTCTCTTTCTGTAGAGCGGACATGGGATGAAATACACCCTGGTCCTCCCTATAAGAAAGGTGGTCCGTTTCACAATATAAAGGTCACGTATCCAGCTGCGAAGATCCTTGGTCGTGGATTATATTCCGACGGTAATTTAAAGAAATATACCGGAGGATTTATCCTTGCGCTGTCAACGTATGGGCCTCAGTACAATACTTTGGTCGATACTTGTTCAACGTCAATGACTGGATTTCCTGATGTGTCCGGCTACCACAATAAAGCCTGGGATTTACTCAGGCCAAAACTTGAGAAAGCAGGAGCCGCTCAATTCTTATATGAATTGAAGGATCTTCCTGGTATGCTGAAAACATCTGCTAAGGGGTTCAGAGATGCTTACGAGCTCCTTGGTGGAAAGGAAGGTAGACTGATAATGCAACCTAAAGAGGCTGCAAATCACTTTCTCAACCACCACTTTGGGTGGGTCCCCTTCGTGAATGATATTATCAAATTTATTGATACTTATCAACGTTCAAGAGAGTATATCGCACGTATTTCGCGAGATAATGGCTCTTGGACTCGAAGGAGGGTAGTGGTAGATAACGTATATTCTGATACACTTCTTGGTAGAACGTACGGCCCGCTGACTACACCTGGTCCAGGTGAGTTGGCGATGCAGTCGCTCTACAATAGTGTTCAGATTGACGGTATAAGCTGCTTTGGCTTTTGCGATACTAGAACCATCGTCAAAACCGAAGTTTGGGCCGAAGGGTCCTTTAAGTATTACCGTCCCGAATTTGATCTATCGCTAACTAATTTTGATAGCGAGTTGAACCACGTAAAGCGTTTACTGATTCTTTACGGGGCTCGGATCAATCCAGATACGCTCTGGAAAATTACACCATGGTCTTGGCTCATAGATTGGTTCTTCGCCCTTGGGCGCAATATTTCTATTGCTAACTCTTGGTTTGAAGATTCAATTATGTGCAAATATGCCTACATTATGCATCACCAGACTGAATCTACGATTCAGAGAAGTATTAGCTTCTTTAAATCTGGCTCTCTTTGTATTGAAGTCCCACGTAAAGTGGAATACAAACAAAGAGCTAATGCAGGTAGTCCATATGGTTTTAGTACTGGTTGGAGTCAGTTAAGCTCCAAACAATTATCTATCCTAGGCGCGATCGGGATTACCCGGTTTAACTTTGGATAATCGATTCACATCCTTGTCCGCCTTCCGACTGGCTGTCGGGTATGGCTGATGTGATTAACTGCCTTTTAATTCAAAGGAGGTCAACCTCGGATGCTTTCCGATCCAATCACCATCAACGTCAATGCAGTCGCACAGACGATGCCTCGTATTTCTCAAAGTGGACAGTCGTCCACCTATAAGAAAACGGATGGAACCTACCGTTTGGAGGTTTCGCATCAGGTTAACGAGCAAAAGCGTTCACGGAATACCACTTCTGGTATTCAGACCGTGAAGCAGAATGTCGTTAGATCTTTGGTCAAATTTGTCAAGAGAGCCATCGTAGCCGATCCCGTTTCTACGGCGAACGACTATGAGGAACTTGGCATTTCGCTTGTGATTACCCGACCTGAAGTCGGTTTCACGGCGACTGATCTTGACCAAGTCTGGTCAGGTTTTAAAGCCTGGCTTGTGACTGCGCAGACCGACAAGATTTTCGGTCTCGAATCATAACAGTTATCGTGTTTATCGATAATTGTCTTGATTTTGATCTGGAGCTTCAGGCTCAGATCATACGTCACATTTCTGAAATGGAAATCGAAGATATTCTTGAAGTATCTCGATTGATCCGTCTCAAATCTGAAACGTTCGAACCGAAAGGAGACTTTCATGGCCAAGCTTTCTAAGCTTGTCAAGTCTCTTCAAGTTGCTCAAGTAGCACTTGAAGAAATTGAAGCTGCGGGAATTGATGTCAATAAATTAATTGGCATCTCAAACACGCAGGAACCTCAGGCTAAAGTGATTCAGGGCGCGCTCGGCTTAGCAATGAGCCTTGCACAATCTGCTTCCTTTAACAAGTCTAATTCCAAAAAGAAGAAGACTTCCCCTAAGGTTGCTCGAAAGTCGTTGAAAGCTGGATAATTTCAGCTTTCATTGTCCTGTTGGGTGCTGGTGATCCGGTGCCCATTTGGGCATCGGGAGGATGCATTCGTGGCTTGAAGGCGACCTTCTCTAAAGGAGTTGGCACCTTGAAAAGCAACGAGAGCATTTGCTCAAGTGACTACCTAGAATTGGTACAGGCTATCTATGGAGATGCCTGTGCTAGGTGTGCTGCCGATGTCTCTGATTTACGTGATCTGGAAACTATTAGATCACGGGTCAAAAATGAAGGTATTTCGTTCTTGACGATTACCCTCCCCCAATTCTGTAAAGACTTCGAAAGAGGTCTTGAATTAGGGCATTTAGACTCAGATTGTTTCAGGAGTTTCCGGAAACAACAAGCAATCCCTGCATTTTTGCAAGGTATGCTTAGTCTAATTTTTGACCAAGAGACAGGGAGGATTTACGATGTTCAAGATATATCTCAGTATAGCGATATCCCCAATATTGTTGACGCTATTAGACAAATATGTCTGGCGTTCAAGAAATTGGAGATTCCATGTACTCCCGAGAGGGAGCACAAGGCGCTTGAGAATTTCATCGCAATTGAGCAGTCCTTTGATTTGTTCCAATTGCCAGAAGAGGATACACGGTATTTTAGCCTTGTATCTTCTGTGTTGTGGGACAATCTCATGGCTAATTTATGCCTTGATGATTGCATACCAAGACACGGACCTGGCGCTACCGCTGAAGGAACTTATGGAAATCATAAGTATCGTTGGCGGTATTGGCATGAACGTCTTGAGCCTTTCTTTCCTCTTGTTGACTCTGCTTACCCTTTAGGCATCTCTGATGCCGGGGTTAACGTTGAAAACTTGGAGGAGCTCAAATTAGTTTCGTTCATTGATTTGGAGCATGAGATTCCCGTGAGGGTTACTCCTGTCCCAAAAACTCTCAAAGGTCCCAGGATCATTGCTATAGAACCCTGTTGTATGCAATATGCACAACAAGGGATTCGAGACCTTATTTATAGGGCTATCGAATCATATGATATGACAGCTGGTCACATTAATTTTCGTGATCAATCTGTAAATCAAGTTCTGGCAATGCAATCCTCGGAAGACGGTCGATTAGCAACGATCGATCTGTCAGATGCAAGTGATCGTGTTCCACGAGAACTTGCTCTGATGATGTTTAATGGCAATCCTGATTTACGGGATGCCATTGATGCATGTCGATCCGTTAGAGCCGAAATGCCAGACGGCCGTGTTATAGGCCCTCTAAGGAAGTTCGCCTCTATGGGTTCTGCTCTCTGTTTTCCAATTGAGGCCATGTACTTTTACACAATATGTGTAATGGCCATATTGGATTTACAGAATCTCCCTGTAACTTCTCGAAACTGTTTTAAAGTTTCTGAGAAGGTATATGTTTATGGGGACGATATTATCGTCCCTTCTAAACATGCAGCTACTGTTCTTGATTACTTGCAGCGGTACAACTGTAAAGTTAATACTGCCAAGACTTTCTATCGCGGAAGCTTTAGAGAGTCTTGCGGTGTTGATGCATTTCGAGGTACGTTGGTAACCCCAATTTACATCACCATGCCTCAACCTAAGAACAGGCGCCAGTCTAGTAACCTCGTTTCTTGGGTAGCGACGGGGAATCTTTTCTTTAAGAAAGGATATCTCCAAACTACTCATTATATCCACACTTGTGTGGAAAGGATACTAGGGATACTTCCTACGGTATCTGAGACGAGCCCTGGGCTTGGGCGTACCTATCCGTGGCCGTCCACCCCTCGTAAAAGGGTTAATAGGCGGTACCAGAGAATTGAAGAAAGACTCTGGGTCCCACGTCCAATCTACCGCACTGGTCGTTTGGAAGGTTACGCAGCGCTTCAGAAGAGTCTCCAAAAGTTAGAGGGATATTTAAATCTCTCTGTCTCTAGGGATGCTCTTCATTTAGAGCGTTTTGCAGTCCACGGAGGACTTGCACTAACACTCCGTTGGGTCTCGCCCACAATTGGGTGAGTCAGCGAAGGTAATCTTCGTAGTGGGGTACATTATTATCCAGTTGTTTCCTTTCAAGCACCTGATTTCCTTTGTTTTATATACAAAGTGATAACGCGGTGCGTTATCTCTCTTATAGAGGGATAACAGGGACTCTGAGGTAACAATGGCAGTGCACCCCACT